GTTTTAGGTACAAATAGTTAAAAAAGACGCGATTAATATAATTGTGTGATTCATAATATATAGTTTGATTGGAGGGGAGGAAGTGATTAGCCTCCCCTTTTTTATTAAAAAAATATGCAAATATTAACTACAAGTGGCACACGAATTATTAACTTTATACCAAGAGAAACAATTACTGGTAGTAAAACTTATAAATTAGTGATAAAATCAGAAGCTCAAAATAAAGTTATAGCAACAGATAATGATGCAACATTTACTGAATTAGACTACTATTATCAATATTCAACTACACAAGCATTAATTGAAAACAATTACTATACTATTACAATCACGAATACAACAGATAACGCAATAATTTTTAAAGATAAAATGTATTGTTCAGACCAAACACTTTCAGACTATGAAATATCAAACGGTGTTTATATAGAACAAAGCACAGGAGATAACGAATTTATATATTATGGATAATCTACATTTAATACAACTTAATCAATATGAAAGACCTACTATTACAGAAGAACGTAATAGAAACTATGTATCAATAGGAGATAACAATGATTATTATCAAAGTTTAATAGATGCTTATATGAATAGCACTACAAACCAAGCGGTAATAAATGGTGTTGTTAATCAAATATATGGCAAAGGCTTAGATGCTACTGATTCTAATAAAAAACCAGAACAGTATGCACAAATGAAAAGTTTAATTAAAAACGATTGCTTAAGAAAAGTTTGCCAAGATTTAAAACTATTAGGAGAAGCAAGTTTTCAAGTTACATACACAGGCAATAAAATATCAGCAATTACACACTTTCCAAGAGAAACATTAAGAGCTGAAAAAATGGATGATAGTGGTGAAATTAAAAACTATTATTATGCACCTGATTGGAGTAAAGTACAAAGAAATACTAAACTAAAAAAGTTTCCTGTATTTGGTAGTGGCGCACAAAATGAAATATATATTGTAAAAAGATATGTAACTGGATTTTACTATTATTCACCAGCAGATTATAATACTGCTTATGCAACTTTAGAAAATGAAATTGCGTGTTATTTAATTAACGATACTCAGAACGGTTTTAGTGGTACAAAGGTTGTTAATTTTAATAATGGCGTGCCAGATAGAGAAAAACAATTAGCTATTAAGAACGATGTAATGCAAAAACTTACTGGTAGTTATGGTGAAAAAGTAATTGTTGCGTTTAATAATAATGCAGAAAGTAAAACAACTGTTGAGGATATACCACTAAATGATGCACCAGAACACTATTCTTTTTTAAGTGAAGAGTGTAAAAAAATGATAATGTTAACACATAGAGTTACTTCACCATTGTTATTAGGTTTATCTTCTGCTAATGGATTTTCTTCTAATGCTGATGAAATAGAAAATTCAAGTAGATTATTTAATAATGTTGTAATACAACCTTATCAAAATTTATTAATAGATTCTATTGATGAAATGTTAGCTGTTAATGGTATTAGTTTAAATCTTTACTTTAAAACTATTGAACCACTTGAGTTTATGGAGTTAGATGAATTAGATGATGAAGAAAGAGAAGAACAAACTGGCATTAAAGAAGATGATGATGATTTTAGTGCAGAACTTGAAATAATGGCTTCTAAGAGCATTTCAGATGCAGATAGTGATTTACTACTAAATGAAGCATTAGATGTTTTAGGTGGCGAAATAATGAATAGTGAAGAGTTTGAGATTGTAGATATTAGAGATGTTAGTGATGATAATATGAGTGTTGAAGATTGGGCTGATAATATGATAGAATTAGCAGCAGTAGTTAAAAGTGATACACCAATTAAGAACGACCCAAATGGTTTTTCTACATTAGATAAAAGTTATTATAAAGTAAGGTACAAATACAATACAGCAAGTGCTAAAGGCAAAAGCGGTAAGAGTAGAAAGTTTTGCAAAGAAATGATGGCAAGAAGCAAAAGAGGTGTTGTATATAGATTAGAAGATATTGATAAGGCAAGTAGGCAAATGAATTTTAAAGCTGCTGAGTTACCAATGCACAAAGGCCAAAAGTATGATTTATTTAAGTTTAAAGGTGGTGTTTATTGTAGACACAAATGGCAACAAGTATTGTATAGAATGAAAATTGATGCTGCTTTAGATGGTAAAAAAGGTAGTAAAGATTTAAAAGATTATGATGTGGTAAAGAAAATACCAAAGAGTTATGAAGCAAAACCAAGAGGACATAAAGATGCAAAAAAAGCTCCTGTGAATATGCCGAATAACGGACATCATCCAAATTATAAAAAATAATAAAATAAATAAAAATGAGAACACAAAGAAGAGTATTTGAAAAACTAAGTGAAACTACAAAAGTAGAATTAGCAAGTGAAAAAATTGAGTTAAATAGAATGAACGAACTCAAATCTAATTTTAATAAATTAATGACCGTGTCTAACAAAGCAGATTCAATCAAAGATAAAGTGGAAAAAGCATTTCAATCAGGTCAAAAAGAATTACAAAAATTGCAATCTGAAAGTGAAACTTTAATTAAATTAATAAGAAATGAAGTTATGGACATTGATGCGATTTATAAAGATTTAGGAGAAAAAACACCTGCAAAAATTACAAGTTTATTTGATGATTCGTCACAATATCAAATACAAATATCAAATTTAGCAAATATATATAGTTAATATGAGTAAAGCACTATTTGTAACAAGACACGATATTTCAGTATTTACTGCTGCTAATGGTAATATAGATAATGATAAAATCTTACCATATATTAACCAAGCACAAGACATACACATACAGAATTATCTTGGTACTGATTTATATGTTAAAATACAAAACGAAATAGTTGCTGGTACTTTAGTAAATCCTTATTTAGCTTTATTAAACGATTATATAAAACCAATGCTCTTACATTGGAGTATGGTTGAATATTTACCTTATGCGGGTGTTAATATTTCAAATGGTGGTATATATACTAAAAATCCTGAAAATAGCACAGCATTAACAAAAGAACACGTAGATAGCTTAGTTGAAAAAAGTAGAAGCACAGCAGAGTTCTACACGAGAAGATTTATAGATTTTATGCAAAATAACGCAGCTGGATTAATACCTGAGTACTATTCTAATAGTCAAGAAGATATGTATCCAGATGACGTTGCAGATTTTGGAGGTTGGGTACTTTAAAAATATATTATGCCAGATAATACAATAGAATGGGGACAAGGTGCGGTAAACAACAATAATGATTGGGGTAAAGCAAAAGCTAATTCTACCAATAATTTTGGTGCTGTTTATGATGATTCGCCAAGTGGTGATACTGATTTAACTGGAGGTCCACCACCACCACCGCCTTATTCACCTGCAAGATTACAGTATTCTGTAACTTCAGGAGTTGAAAAAACAATAAGTATAAGATTTTACGGAACTGATTATACAATTGATTGGGGAGATGGTACTGTTGAAACTAATCAAACAGACGGAACTAAAACACATACTTATAATTCTGGAGGTTCTGGTACTACTACAAATCCAATTGTATCAATTGGTGATGAAAATGATGTAGGATCAGTTACTAGAATCACACAAAATGTTCCAACTGATTTATTAGATATAATTTCTTGGGGAAGTCTTCCTTATACCAGTTTTTATATTGCATTTTCAGGTGCTACTAATCTTGCAAGTACAATAACTGCAACAGATGCTCCAAATCTTTCAAATGTTACAACATTTCAGCAAATGTTTCGACAAACTTCATTTAATACTAATATTAATCATTGGGATGTTAGTTCTTGTACAAATTTTTTCGAAATGTTTAGAGAGGCATCTTCATTTAATCAGCCATTAAATAATTGGGATGTTAGTTCAGTTACTAATTTTTCGTCAATGTTTTATGCTGCATTTAATTTTAATCAAGATATCGGAAATTGGAATATAAACACTTCATCTAATGTTAATATGACTGCTATGTTCCGTTATGCAAGTTCATTTAATCAAGATATAAGTGGTTGGGATGTTAGTAGTGTTACTAGTATGTATCTGATGTTTAACCTAAATTATTCTTTTAATCAAGATATAAGCGGTTGGGATGTTAGTTCAGTTACTAATTTTTCGTCAATGTTTTATCAATCATCATTTAATCAAGATATAAGTGGTTGGGATGTTAGTTCTTGTCAAAATTTTAATACTATGTTTAGGTCTAATGGATCCTTTAGTCAAAATTTAAGTGGTTGGTATGTAAATGGTTTATATCCTACTCTCAGACATATGACAGATATGTTTAGAGGGGCAGGCGGAATGACAAATGAAAAATTTACTGACACTTTTGTTGGCTTTGCAGTAGCAGTAAAAAGAGATGGCGGACCTTATTCTGTTAATGCTTTTACTCGTTCAGGAAAAACGTTTTTAGAATCAAGAACACAGGATACTGATAATTCTGGAAATACCGTAGATTATTCTATTAAATATGGTTCTTTGTGGGATAGCAACTGGAGTGATGCTGGAGATGCCAGACAATTTTTATTAGATAATAGTTGGTCAATAAATTGAAAGATATGATAAAAACACCAAATACAGATACGTGGTTTATTTGCAGAAATGAAGATAATACAGTAATACATTATACTTTCGTTAATGCTAATCACGAAATAGCAACAGGACAACCAATAGTTGAAGAATTTGATAATGAAGCTGACTGGATAGAAAGACTAAAAGAATTAGGAATAACGCCTGAATTATAAAAATGGCATTATCAATAAATAGCACAACAGGAACAATTGATTTGTCAGCGTCAACTGCTGGAACTTATACTGTAAGATACACAACAGCAGATGGATTTGCAACTACTCAAGTAACAGTTCAAAATTGTTCGTTTACAAATACTAGGTCTTTAGATTTAGATGGAGTAAATGATTATGCACAAGGCGTTTCAGCAAGTGCCTTACAAGGTGCGGCTTCGTGTACTGTTATGGCTTGGGTAAGATTTGATGAATATCCATATTTAGAAGCTATTGCCCATAATTGGATAAATCCAAATTATTTATATCTATTAAGATACTACAATGGTCAATGGGAATTTTACATTAGAGGAAACGGAGTTACACGTATCGTAGTTTATACAATGTCAATATCGCAAAACACTTGGTATCATGTAGTAGGAGTAAAAGATGGAACTACTTTAAGATTATATGTAAATGGTAGTCAAGTTTCTACAAATTCAACAAGCATACCAGTTAATATGCAAAATAATACCTCTGGCTTTACTCAAGACAGAATAAGTGGTTACGATAGTGCATATCTAGGAGGACAAGTTGATGAACTAGCTTTATGGACATCGGCAGTATCAGCTTCAAATATTTCAACTATTTACAACTCTGGAAATGGTGCAATTGATTTAACACCTTATAATCCCGTAAATTGGTGGAGAATGGAAGAGGGTAGTGGACAAATTGTTACAGATAGTGGAAGTGCTAACACACAATTAAACTTATATAACGGAGCAGGATTTAGCACATTAGTACCATGAATAATTTAACTTACAATATAATAAACATATCAGATTTAGAAAATATCGACTTTTCTCAAATATTTGAAACAAGTTCTGAAACTATAAGAAAATCATTAGACGAAACATTGTTTGTGATAAAATGGGAAACGCAACCAAGTTTTTTGACTGATGAAACAGTAACGCCAGTACAAACATTGAATCATTCTGAGTGCTTAACATTGATGGCTACTGAAAATTGGACTAATCTTGACTCAATGGATGAGTTAATTAATGATAATGAATAATAAAGTAAATATAATGGATGACCACACAATTTTAATAGGTTTAATCTCTGCATTGGGTTTAAAAGAGATTTGGAATATTTGGAAGAAGAAAATAGATGTTAATGCTGCAAAAGAAGAACGTGAAGAAAACATTTATGCAAAACAGGTTGATGTTCTTACTAATAAAATTGCACAATTAGAAACTAAGATTGAATTACTAATTGAAGAAAATATACAATTAAGAGTTAAGATAGAAAGAATGCAAACACGTTTAGTTGTATCTGCTAAGAAGAAAGTAAATAGAAAAAATAATGAGAAAGGTTAATAAAATAGTTATACATTGTACCGCTACAAAAGAAGGTATTAATGTAAGTCCAGCCACTATAAAACAATGGCATTTAAAAAGAGGTTTTTCAGATATAGGATATCATTATATCATTGGTATTGAAGGTAAAATAAATTCTGGTAGGCCAGTATCAAGAGCAGGCGCACACGTTAAGAATGGAAATAGTGATAGTATTGGAATAGCATACGTTGGTGGCTTAGATTCTAACGGAAAAGCAAAAGATACAAGAACAGAAGCACAAAAAGCATCATTAATTAAAATACTTAAAGTATTAAAAAACATTTATCCACAAGCAAGCATTCATGGCCATCGAGATTATTCACCTGATAAAGATGGTGATGGAGTTGAGGAACATGAATTTATGAAGCAATGTCCTTGCTACAATGCGGAAGAAGAATACTTAGATTTACAACCAAAATCTTTTAAACCAAAAACTAAAAAAGTAAAAGATAAATTAAATGGAAAAAAACAATCAAACTAATTTAGAGGACTTAATTAAAAAATTAGAAAAATTACCAGTACCAGAACGTACTTGTAATATTGATGATGAAACTTGTGAAAGTTGTAGTGGATGAATAAATTAAAAGATACTAAAATAGGAAAATTTTTAGCTGAGAAAGCACCAGATGTTTTAGATGTTGCTGGTTCTTTATTACCAGATGCTGGTTTATTAGGTGTTGTAAAGAATTTAATAGATAAAAAACCAGATTTAACAGCAGAAGAAAAACAAGAAATACATCAACAATTAATAGAATTATACAAATTAGAAGTAGAAGATAGAGATAGTGCAAGAAAACGTGAAGTTGAAATATCTAAAGTAAGAAGATTTGATTTTATGTTTAATTTAACAGGTTTAGTTGGATTAGGTACTTTTGTTTTTTTAGTTTATTGTATAGTGTATATTACAATACCAGAAAGTAATGAAAAAACATTCTATACATTAATTGGTTTATGTGAAGGAATAGTGCTTAGCATCTTTGGTTTTTACTTTGGAAGTGTGGCTAAAAAATAGTAAATAATTTTTTTTTATTATATTTAGCAAAAACTATTAAATGAAATCACATAAAAAAAGGTGGAGTGACAAAGGTAATCCACGTTATCGCCTTAATTCTGATGAGGCACAAATCATAAAAGATTATAGAAGATTAAAGCAAGAAGCAGAAGCAGAAGGTTTAAATCCTAATGATGTTCATAGTGGTTGGATAAAGAACAAAAAAGCCAGTTTATATTTTAAGAATCCTAATTTTAAACAAAACGATTTAAAGGAGTTTAAGAAAGAATTATTAAAAGAGTTAAGTGAATATGCACCAAACTTTAATAAGATTGTTAAACCTAAAGTAAATGATGGACATTGTTTGTTAATATCACCAGCTGATATACATATTGGTAAATTATGTAAATCTTTTGTAAGTGGCGAAGAATACAATAAACAAATAGCAGTACAAAGAACATTACAAGCTATTGATGGTATTTTACAAAAAAGTAATGGTTTTAATATAGATAAATTAATATTGTGTATTGGAAATGATGTAATGCATATAGATACATCAAGTGGCGGTAAAACTACTAAAGGAACTATACAAGATGTTGATGGTATGTTTTTTGAACATTTTCATATAGCTAAAAGATTATATATAAATATTATAGAAACATTAGTTTCTTTCTATCCTGATTTACACGTTGTTTATAATAGTAGTAATCACGATTATTTAACAGGATTTTGTTTAGCAGATACAATAGCAACATACTTTAGAAATAGTAAAAACATAACTTTTGATATTAGTTTACAACATAGGAAATATTACACCTATTTTAACTCGTTAATCGGCAGCACTCACGGAGATGGAGCTAAATGGGATTTGCTACCATTATTAATGGCTGATGAATGTAAAGATTGGAGTGTAACTAAATATAGATATATGTTTGCACACCACGTACATCACAAGATTAGTAAAGATTTAGTAGGATGTAGTTTAGAAAGTTTACGTAGTCCATCACCAGCTGATAGTTGGCATCATAAAATGGGATATAGTTCTTCTAATAACCAAGCAATAGAAGGTTTTATCTTCTCTAAATACAATGGCCAAGTAGCCAGAATTACACATTTATTTTAGAATTAACATTTAATTGTTAATAAAGTTTTTAGTGTGTTTTGTAATTTGTATTATAATTATATATATATTTACACAAACATTTAAAAATTATATTATGTCAAGAACAATAAATTATACAACAAGAACTTTTTATGTGCCAGCAAGTAAAATGGATACATTAGTTCAATTTCAAAATAAATGCAAGAAGAATGGACACCGTTCATATTCTGAAGTATTAGTTAACTTAATGGAACAATACATAGAACAATGATACACTATCCACATCCGCACAACGAACACCACCACAATGAAAATATTAATCATTGGTGGGCTTATGAAACTAACAGATACTTACAAGATAGATTAAGAAACTTAGTAGTTAGAGCGAATTGGAACAAACGTATTATCTGTAGAATACATTTATCACCTAATGATTTAGAAATACATCGCCACAGGTTTGATAATTTTATTTCACAATTAGAAAACATTGAGAAGCAATTAAAAACAATTGCAATGCAATATAATGAACAAAGAATGAAACAATTAAAAACTATATTTACAAAAATTAGAAACTATGAAAATTAAAGAATTAGCACAAAAATATAAACTATCAAAAGATGATTTTTGGGAGTTAAAAAGAGGCACAAGAAGTATGTGGATAATAACACACGATGCTTGTGAGAAAATAGCAGCACAAGAAAATATACAATTTGGCGCACCTACAATATATAGAGATAGTAACAAAGATGTTGCAATAGTAGGAGATGCAAAACGTGGTAACAAAATTATATGGAGTACTGGAGAAGCATCGCCAAATAATTGTAAAGTACCTTATCCTTTTTCAATGGCTGAGAAACGTTTAAAAGATAGATTAATACTAAAATTAATTAACGCTTATGAATATGGTATTTACTCAGATTCTGAAGCAGATAATTTCAAGAAACAATGATAGAAACAAATATTTTAGAAGTAATACAAGTGGTCTTGCTTTGCTTCACATTAGGTTTAGTAATTGGTACTATGATTAAAAAGAAATAATTAAAACTATATATTATGAAAAAAAATCACTTAAGTTACTCGGCATTATGCCAGTTTAAAAAATCACCTAATCATTTATTAGCATACTGGAACAAAGAACTAAAAACTACTGATGCAATGCAGTTTGGTAGTTTAATTCATAAAATGTTATTAGAACCAGATACATTTAATAATGATTTTGCAATATTTGAAGGTGCAAGAAGAGTTGGTAAACAATGGTTAGAATTTAAAGAACAGAACGAAGGCAAAACATTAATTAAGCAACAAGAATTAGATGATGCAAATAAGATAATTAACAATGCAATGTTACACCCAGTATTAACTGAAATGATGCAAAATAAAATAGAATCTGAAGTTAATTTAGAATGGCAACATAAAGAAGTTAATTTTAAAGGCTTTGCAGACCTTTTAACAACGTTTAATGGTAGAAAGTGTATAGTAGATATAAAAACTACTAATGATGCTGGAAAACGCTTTGAACGTGATTTATACTATAATGATTATAAAATGCAATTGGCAATGTATCAAGACCAATATGATAAAGATACAGATGTTTACATTGTAGCAATAGAAACTACAACACCATTTAATGTACAAGTATATAAATTAGATGATAGTTTATTGTTTAAAGGTTGGATGGATTACGATTATTATACAGATAAGTTTAAAGAATGGAATGGTGAACCACAAGGTTACACTAATGATATAGTAGAAGTAAAAACAGAAATAGAAGAAATAGTATGAAAAAACTTGCAATAATAGGTGGATTAAGTTTAATGACTGCTGGAGCAACTAATATGTTGTGGCACAAACAAAAGTTAAATATAAATCCTAATACATTTGCAATAGCTACAGGAGGTTTTTTTGTAGCTGTAGGAATAACCTATAAATTTTAATTAAAAACAAATAACAATGAATAAAAAAGAAGAAACAATATATTGTGGAAGTGGTAAAGTTATGAATCCTAAATGGTTAAAAGTAACTATTAATCCAAGTAAATTAGCTGATTACATACAAGAGTATAATGGCAATAAATTCATCAAACTAAATATTAATATAAAAGATGAGCCAGACCAATATGGTAAAGATGTAAGTATTAGTGTAGATACTTGGAAGCCTGAACCACAAGCTGAGGTAAGTAATACTTCAAATGATTTACCCTTTTAAGTTTTATGAAGCAGTCAAAGGTCTTAGAAGCATTGGGTTTAACGTCACAGGATATACAAAATATGTTGATGAACGGTTACACGATGCCAGAGATAGCGAAGAAGTATAAAATAGGTTATATTTCATTAGTACAAGCGTATAAGATACAAAAGAAAAATTACAAGTACATTGATTTTATACAACCAAAAGAAAAAGTGAAGGATATTAAAAACGTATCCTTCACATTTGATAAACTTTATACAGAAGAATCACTTAATGAAAATGAATTATTAGCATATTATAAATACGAACAAAAAAACAAAGCATATTATGAATATACTTAAAAAAGCAAATGAAATAGTAAATGAAAGATCTGAAGAAAAAGAAAGAGAATACGGTCCTTTTTCTGAAGGTATGATAAGAGCTTCTAAAATATTAACTGCATCTACAGGAAAAAAATTTACACCTGAAGATATGTATATGGCAATGATAGCTTTAAAGTTATCAAGACAATCTTTTAATCATAAAGAAGATAATTTACTTGACGCTGTTGCTTATTTAGGAGCTTTAAATAATTACAAACTAAATACGAATAAAAATGGATAATATAAGATTAAACAAAAAAAATTATAATACAACTGATTTAAACCCTGAAAAAACATTTGAAAGACATGTTTTTCATAGAGATCAATTTGCTCATTATTTAAGATGGGTACATATATTAAAAGAAGCAAGAATTGGAGAAACAATTTGTGATTTTGGTTGTGGAAATGGAAATTTATTAGAAGTACTTTATAGAAATAGATTTAAACAATCTAAATATGTTGGAATTGATATTAGAGATGCTGCTAAGAATGATTTAAAAAAATTAGATTGGGCAGAATTCTATGTTGATGATTTAGTAAATCCACAAAATAATTTTGATTTTAACAATGTAAATGCTGACAAAGTATGTTCATTTGAAGTTATTGAACATGTTGGTAAACAAAACGGTTTAAAATTTTTATTAAATATGAAAAAATGTGGTAATAAAAATGCTAAATTTTATTTATCTACACCTAATTTTGATGAAAAAGTAGGAGCAGCAGGTAATCATACTTATGATTCTGGAGATGGAAGAGGTGTAGACATACAAGAATTTTCACATACTGAATTAGAATCTTTAATATTAGAAGCAGGTTTTGAAATAATAAATAAATATGGAACTTTTGCAAGTATTAGAGACTATAAACCTTTAATGAATGAATGGCAAATAAAAATGTTTGAAGGTTTAAAAGATTATTTTGATGCTAATTTATTAAGTAATATTATGGCTCCATTTTTTCCTGAACAATCAAGAAATACTTTGTGGGTTTTAAAAAATAAAATATGATATTTAATAATGCTCAAGAAGTTTTTGAATACTATTATGAACTCTTGTCAAATAAAGGGCAAGAGTTTAATAATACAAAAGCTTTGTTTAATATAGGATTTCAAATAAATAATCCTTTAGACAATAAAATAAAAACAAATTGGAGAAAATGGAATAATGATTATGCTGAGTATGAGTGGCAATGGTATTTATCAGGAGATAAATCTGCTGAATTAATAGCAAAAAAAGCAAAAATATGGTATAATTGTATGGACATATATGGTAATGTAAATTCTAACTATGGTTACCAATGGAATAGAGGTAATCAATTAGAATATGTTATAAATGAATTAAAACATAATCCAACATCTAGAAGAGCTTCAATAAGTATTTATGATGCTAAAGATAGATTTAATTTTGAAAATGATACTCCATGTACTTATGCAATAAATTTTACAATTTTAAATAATAAATTATGTATGAGTGTAATGATGAGGTCAAATGACTTATGGTTTGGTTTTTGTAATGATCAATATTGCTTCTCTAAACTTCAAGAGATGATCTCTAATAAATTATCTTTAGAAATAGGATGGTATTATCATTTTGTAAATAACATTCATTTATATAATAACTTTTTAAATAAAAAAATATGAAACTAAATAACGAATTTAAAACAATTAGACAATGGGCTAATAACAAAGGAATATATCAAAAAGGAGATATAAAGACACAATATATTAAATTACAAGAAGAAGCTGGAGAATTAGCTAAAGCAATAATTAATAATGACAATGATGAAATAATTGACGCTATAGGTGATTGTGTAGTTGTTCTAACAAGTATTGCGTATTTTAATAATTGTACAATTGAAGAATGTGTAAATAAAGCTTATGATGTAATTAATAAAAGAAAAGGAAAAATGATTAACGGATCATTTGTAAAAAACAATTAAATAAAAACATATATTATGAGAAATTATAAATCAAAAATAATTATACCAGATAATTTATTAAATAAATCAGTTGGTAAAATAGGAGAAGAAATATTTGAAATATGGTATAAAAGAAACTTTGAGAATGAGGAATTACACAAACAAACCAAAGACCGTGAATTTCAACAAATAGATTATGCTGATTGGAAAGGTTACACATATCAAGTAAAGGCAGCAAGTAAAAATACATATACTTTTAATATAAAACCTGAAGAGTTTAATAATAAAGAAAAATATTTAAACTCAGATTTTTATGTGTTGATACAATTAAATATTAATAATAAAACTGCATATATTGAAAATATTTATCATAAAAGATATATTATTAAAAAACTTTGTAAAAGTAAACAATATAATAATTGTTATGTTTGGAAAAAAGATTTACAACAAGAAATATTAGATATATGAAAGAACTACCATACTTTAAATTTTATCCTAATCAATGGATTACAGGCAGTATATCATTTATGGATTTAGATGTTCAAGGTGCATTTATGAAAGTTTGCTGCTACTACTGGAGCAAAGAATGTAATGTTACAAGAAAACAAATTAAAACATTAATA